ACGGAAGAACAGGCATTTGATGAAGCAAAAGAAATGTTTCCTGAAATAGAGTATATAAGAACAATAGATATTGACGCAGGACGATTTGAAGAAACATGGACAAAGAATTGTATTGCTGTAGGTTTATCTTCTGGTTTTACAGAACCATTAGAAGCAACTTCTATTTGGATGGCAACTGAACAACTATTAACATTAGAACATTTTGTAGATGTTATGTTTACAAATGATGAAATTACAAAACAAGAATATAATAAACTGATTGCAAACAACAATGATTTAGTTATGGAGTTTTTACACTTTCATTATATGACTAAAAGAGAAGATACACCTTTTTGGAAAGAATTTAGAGACAAGAATTATTTACCTGACTTTCAATATAAACTTGAACAAATAAAGAAAGGTAATTTAAGATGGTATCATGTGAAAGCGGGTGTTAAAGTTTTTAAACCTGTTACCACCCATTTTAGTCTTATGTCTTGGTTGCATGTTGCAGAAGGTCTAGGTTTAATAGAAGATATAAATATTAAAGGATACGAAAATTTAAGACCAAGTGTCGAAGACTATGGAAGGTTAATACATGTACGCTAGTCAAAATAAAAGTTACCTTGGAAATCCTAATTTAAAGGCAGCTAATCAAAAGATAAGATTTACAAAGAAACAAGTAAGGGAGTTTCTTGCCTGTGAGGAGAATCCAATATATTTTATTACAAACTATTTAAAGATAGTTACACTAGACCACGGTCTACAACCATTTAAGTTATATAACTTTCAAAAAGAAATGGTTGATACTTTTCATAATAATCGTTTTAGTATATGTAAACTACCAAGACAAACAGGTAAGTCAACAACAATTATTGCTTATCTATTACACTATGCAATATTTAATCCTAATGTTAACATTGCAATACTTGCCAATAAGGCGGCGGTTGCTAGAGATTTATTAGGTAGATTGCAACTTGCATATGAAAATTTACCAAAGTGGTTACAACAAGGTGTTATAAACTGGAACAAAGGTAGTTTAGAATTAGAAAATGGTAGTAAGATACTTGCCGCTGCTACATCATCAAGTGCTGTGCGTGGTGGTTCTTATAACATTATATTCTTGGACGAGTTTGCATATGTACCAAATAATATTGCTGAACAATTTTTTAGTTCAGTTTATCCTACAATATCTTCTGGTAAAAGTTCTAAAGTAATGATTGTATCTACACCACATGGTATGAATATGTTTTATAAAATGTGGAATGACGCTGTGCATGAAAGAAATAGTTACAAACCAATTGAGGTTCATTGGTCAGAGGTACCAGGTAGAGATGAGAAATGGAAACAAGAAACAATAAAGAATACAAGTGAACAACAATTTAGAACAGAATTTGATTGTGAGTTTTTAGGTAGTGTTGATACACTTATTAATAGTGCAAAGTTAAGAACATTATCACATAATACACCAGAACAATCTAGTGCCGGTTTAGATATACATGAAATGCCACGAAAAGGTGCAAGATATGTAATGACTGTTGATGTTGCCAGAGGTACTGTAAATGATTATTCTGCTTTTGTCGTTATTGACGCAACAAGTATACCATACAAGGTTGTTGCAAAATATAAAAACAATGAAATTAAACCTTTAGTATTTCCACAAATTATTCATAAGATTGCAACACAATATAATAAGGCAGAGGTCTTAATTGAGGTAAATGATATAGGTGGACAGGTGGCAGATACTATGCAATTTGACCTAGAGTATGATAATTTGATTATGGTAAATCAAAGAGGGCGTTCAGGTCAGGTTGCAGGTACAGGATTAGTGGTAAACAAAGTCAACTAGGTGTAAGAACAACAAAAGCAACAAAGAAAATAGGGTGTTCAAATCTTAAAGCAATGATAGAACATGATAAACTAATCATACAAGACTTTCATATTATACAAGAATTATCTACCTATATATTAAAAGGTAAAGAAAAATACGAAGCGGAAGAAGGGTCAAGTGATGATTTAGTTACTTGTTTAGTTATGTTCGCATGGTTATCAAATCAGACATATTTTAAAGAATTGACAGACCAAGATATACGAGCAAGACTTGTAGATGAACAACAAGACGCAATGGACCAAGACATGGCACCCTTTGGATTTATAGATGATGGCATAGAAAGTGAAGAAGATAGTAGTTATAAAGACCCTTATGGTACTACATGGTCACCTGTAAAATACAAGAAGGGACTGTAAGATTTTGATAATTATAAATAGATGTAAGAACAAATTAACAATTCTTAAATTTAAGGAGAAAACAAGATGGCTTTTTTAGTTTCACCTGGTGTTCTCGTTACGGAAAAGGATCTTACTAATGTAGTTCCTGCTGTCTCTACCTCAATTGGTGGTGCAGTAGTAGTTAGTGAGAGAGGGCCAATGGAAGAGGTTACTTTAATCTCTAGTGAGGACGAATATGTTAGTGTTTTTGGGAAACCAGACACAAGCACATTTGAATATTTTTTTAGTGCAACCAACTTTTTACAATACGGAAATGCCTTAAAAGTGGTTAGAGCGGCAACAGGTTGCGTAAATGCAGCTGTATCAGGTACACCTGTGCTAATCAAAAACACTACAGACTATCTAAATAATTACTCCACAGGACAAGGAAGTGTAGGTGCATGGGCGGCTAGAGAAGCAGGCACATGGGGAAATAACTTACAAGTTTCTACTTGTACCAACTCAACGGCATATTCACAAACATTGCCTTCAGATAACCTAGTCAATGACGCTGACGCAGCTATTGGCGATACAACCATTACGGTTGATGACGGTGCTGAAATCAATACTGGTGACTTGTTAGAGTTTGGTGACATATCAAGCAACTTTACTGCCGCTCCTAGTGGATATTATTATAAAGTTACAGGAAAATCAACACACTTATTAACTATCGCAAGATTTGACCCAGCAACTGGTGCAACTCAAACAGGTGGTTTAAGACATGCTGTAGCTAACAATGCATATGTTAAGAGATATTGGGAACATTATTTTCAATTCTCAGCGGCACCAACTACAACTGATGATGTAGCAAATGCTGGTGGTTCTAATGATGAATTACACATTGCTATCGTTGACCAAGATGGTGGTATCTCAGGTACTGCTGGAACAATTTTAGAAAAATTTGAAGGACTTTCACAAGCTTCAGACGCTAAAACTGCTCAAGGCGATACAAACTATTATGCTGATGTTATATATCAACAATCACAATATATTTACTGGATGGATCATCAAACAGTATTATCAACTGCTGGTACTACAAAGGTTGGTACTACTTTTGATAACGCTTCCACTTCAGCTTTTATTGTGTTTAGAGACGCATTGACAGGCGGAACTGACGATTTAGTTCCAACTGCTGCTGAATTATCTCTTGCATGGGATAAATTTGGCGACGCTGAAACAGTAGATGTAAATTTACTAATAGGCGGTCCATCACAAACTAATGCTGACGCTACGGGTGATACCATGGCAACAAAAGTAATTGATACTGCTGAAGGCAGAAAAGATTGTGTAGCATTTATTTCACCTGCGAGAGCAGATGTTGTTAATGTAACTAATCCAATCTCACAGACAGCTAATGTTAAAGCTTTTGCTGATGGTTTATCATCTTCAAGTTATGCAGTAATAGATAGTGGTTACAAATATATGTACGACAAATATAATGCCGTATATCGTTTTGTTCCATTAAACGGCGATATCGCTGGTCTATGTGCAAGAACAGATACAGTAGCAGACAGCTGGTTCTCACCTGCAGGATTTAGTAGAGGTCAAATTAGAGGCGCTATTAAACTTGCATTTGACCCAACAAACGCACAAAGAGATGAATTGTATAAAGCTAGAGTAAACCCAGTAGTTACATTCCCTGGACAAGGCACAGTCTTGTTTGGTGATAAAACTGCTCAGTCTAAACCTAGTGCTTTTGACAGAATTAATGTTAGAAGACTATTCATAACTTTAGAGAAGGCGATAGCAACTGCTGCTAAATTCCAACTCTTTGAGTTCAATGATGAATTTACAAGAGCGAATTTCAGAAACTTGATTGAACCTTTCTTGCGTGATGTACAAGGTCGAAGAGGTATAACAGATTTTTCTGTTGTATGTGATGAGACCAACAACACTTCAGCGTTAATTGACAGAAACGAATTTGTGGCTGATATCTTTATCAAACCAAATCGTTCAATTAACTTTATTCAACTTAACTTTGTCGCAACACGAACAGGCGTAGCCTTTAGTGAAGTGGCAGGCGCATAGAGAGGAGATAGAAAATGGCTAATGTATCAGACTTTATCTCTAAACTAAAAGGTGGCGGAGCAAGACAGAACCAGTTTAAGGTAACTTTACCTTTTCCAGGTTATGCTGCTGTAGGTGGTGAAACAGAAAACATGGCGTTTTTATGTAGTGCTACTCAACTACCAAGCTCAGAGATAGGTGAATTAACAGTAAACTTCCGTGGTAGACCAATCTACATGGCAGGTGATAGAACATTCCAAACTTGGACTACAACTATCATCAATGATACCTCTTTTGATATCAGAAATGCTATAGAAAGATGGTCAAACGGTATCAACAATCATTCAGACAATGAAGGATTATCAAACCCAACTGACTATCAAGTGGACGCTTTTGTTGACCATTTAGATAGAAGTGGTAACGCTTTGAAATCTTATACATTTAGAGGTCTTTGGCCGCTAACTGTAGGTACTGTTGACCTGAATATGGACCAAGTAACGGCACTTGAAACTTTTGAGTGTACTTGGAGATACCAATACTGGGAATCTAACACTACAACTTAATCGTTGTGAAAAAGGGCGTCCTCCGGGACGCCCTAAATATATAAAAAGGAGTAAAAGTAGTGGCAGAAATCTTTGGATTTGAAATAAAAAGAAAACCTACTGGGGCAAGTTCCCAGCAGTTTACAGCACCTACAGCTGATGATGGTGTACAAACCATTATGGGTGGTGGTCATTTTGGCACCTACCTAGACATTGAAGGTAAAGTAAATAACGAGGCAGATTTAATTCGCAGGTATAGAGAGGTTGCAATACAACCTGAATGTGACCAAGCGATAGAAGATATTATCAACGAAGCAATTGTTGTTGATGATAATAAAGAAACGGTAAGACTTAACATGAATAAAGTACCGTTCTCACCTAAAATTAAAAAAAGTATTAATGACGAGTTTAACAATATACTTTCACTTATAGAGTTTGAAGGAAAAGGACATGATATCTTTCGTAGATGGTATGTTGACGGAAGAATAGTATATCACAAAGTAATAAACCCTAAAAATTTAAAAGAAGGTATAACAGAATTAAGATATATTGATCCTCGAAAAATTAAAAAGGTAAGAAAACCTAAAGAGGATCCTACAAAAAGTTTTAAACCAAAAGACCCAAATAAACCTGAGGTTGTAGAATTTGAAGAATTTTTTATCTACAATGAAAAAGGTATTGCGTCTGGCGGTAGTGTTGCTGCTACACAAGGTATGCAGATAACAAAAGACGCTATAGCGTTTTGCCCTAGTGGTCTTATAGACCAACAAAGAAATATGATATTGTCTCATTTACATAAGGCAATTAAACCTGTCAATCAATTAAGAATGATTGAGGATAGTGTTGTTATATATCGTATTAGTAGGGCACCAGAAAGAAGAATTTTTTATATTGATGTTGGTAATCTACCAAAAGTAAAGGCAGAGCAATATCTAAAAGATGTAATGAACAGGTATAGAAATAAACTTGTTTATGACGCTTCAACAGGAGAGATTAGAGACGATAGACAATATATGTCTATGTTGGAGGACTTTTGGCTACCTAGACGAGAGGGTGGGAGAGGAACAGAAATAACAACTTTACCAGGTGGTTCAAACCTAGGTGAAATTGATGATATAAAATATTTCCAAAAGAAATTATATCAATCGTTGAATGTTCCGTCTTCTCGTTTAGAAGCTGAGGGTAGTTTCAATATGGGTAGAGCAACTGAAATCAATAGAGACGAATTAAAATTTAGTAAATTTGTTCAAAGATTAAGAAACAGATTTAATAATTTATTCCATGATTTATTGAAAACACAATTAATCTTAAAAGGTATTGTAACAATAGAAGATTGGGAAAATAGTCTTGCAAGAACAATCAGATACGATTATGTAAATGATGGTTACTATGCAGAAATTAAAGAAAGCGAAATGTTTAAAGACCGTATGCAAGTTATGAGTGATATGAAGAACAACGAAATGGTTGGTACATATTATTCACAGGACTTTGTAATGCGTAATATTCTTAAAATGTCAGACGCTGAAATATTAGAACAACAAGAAAAGATTGCTGCTGAAGCAAAAGCTGCTGAACAGCAACAACAACAAGAACCAGAGAATGGTGAAGAAGGAGATAATGATGACGGACAACAATTCTAATCCTACAAGGGATATGATTGACGCTTTGGATAAAGATAACAATGTGGATGCAGAGGTGCATTTTAAAAATGCTTTAAGTGCTAAAGTAGGGCAAGAACTTGACGATAAGAGAAAAGATATTGCCAGCACTATTATGGCTAAAGAACCGGAAAAAACAAATGACAATAACGCTGAGCAATCTACGGAAATTGACGATTGAGAGGGACGAACACAAGCGTTCCCCAGTCTATAAAAAACAAGCACCAAAAGCCAAGAAGGCGATTGATGATGTAATGGTTATGCTGGCAAAGCAACCATCAAAAGTTTTAACTACATTCCCTAAAATAATTAAGGATGTAAGTAAAAAATATGGCGTAAAGCCAAAAGATATTGAAACCTATTTCGCAAAAGAAACAGGTCTAACCATATAAAGGAGAGTAAAAATGGCAGTAGTAAATAAAAGAACA